TTGATCAACACTTGAATTATGTCCAGAACTTTTCGGTTGTAAACCGCATCGTGACAATTTATGTTTTAAAGGTAGGATCTCGATAGAAAGGGTTCTTATCGAGAAACCTCTGGATCAAACTGTGCGTATTCCGAAGTTTCAATTTCCTTTTACTTAGGTATATTTCCGATATACCGTTGTTCAAGGGATTGGGATAAGAAAGAATATCCCTTAAATCTTTGAGTGGGCCTTCAGCAAAGCTGTCGGCCTCTTCGTCGATGTAAGTGGTATTGATCTTCCGTATTAAGCTTAATAACTCTTTTTTATGAAGAGCCGTATAAGCTTTATACAGAGGAGACTTTCTTAGTTTTGTTGACTCGACAAAAGCAGAGGAATTGAAATCAGGGCTGATTTCGATTACCTTCTGATTTGTTCTTCGATTCGCCTCTTCTAGAATGAAGCGGTCGAGATCCATCAGTAATCTTTTTACTGGTAGATCCGTCCTCCAGGCAATCCTCATCCCCGAAAGGGGAGGGATACTTGGGAGCACTGGAAAGTGTTCCAATGCGGGACAGGTCAGAAGAACATGAGCATCTGAATCATTTTTGAACTTACTGTTGTGAAACAGTTGTTCGAGAATGGTCCTATACTCAGAGTCGGAAAAACCACCAGGATCTGAATGGTGGAGTTTCTCGGAAAACACTCTTATGAATTCCATAAAACCCACAAGGGTTCCAGTGGATTTCACAAGAATGTCCGGAGGGATAGGTGAGATTTCACCGCCATTGATGAATAATCTTTTGGCGATCTCACCGAGGTTATTCTTATCATTACTTTTTATGGATTTCTCCTTTGAGATTTCCATTCCGAGTATGTTAAGAACTTCCTCGTATCTCTCCGTGCCATTCTTACTAGCAATAGCCATATCATCACCAATTACTGCATAGAATTTTTCGGTCTTTGCATAATTGATAATGGCATGATGTGTTATTGCCATGGCTGGCCATGAGGATAACATCCCCATAGGCTGGCCTACAGCATAACGTAACTGTCCCCCCGGATAGTTGATATCTCTATCGACTAAAAGGGTCTTCCAAAGTGTACTTAGATTTTCACCAAGAAGTTTTTCCAAGACTTTTTGTTGTAAATCTACTGGCATCCTATCTGTTGCGGCCCTAAGGTCATAACAGTTTAGCTTACCCGTTTTGGTATACTTTCTCACTTTCTTCGCAAGAAGATTGTGTGAAAATGTCCCATCACAAGGAAACCTCTTCAGGACTCTCATAAGATAGTCATGAATTGGTTTCAGTACAGTTTGTGTCCAGATGTCTGGTATACAAATTACGCGTGTTTTCCCACCCCCTTCTTGAAGGAAGTGGAGTCTACCCGTCATATTTTTATAATTTTCATCTGGATTCCTCTCGGAAAGGGATTCATTTATTAAAAATTCCCACTGGTTAAAAGCTTCAGAAGAAAAAACTTCCTTAGCAATTTTCCTTTGAGTTTCGATGATTCCTGAATCGTGACAGGCTATTGCATCCAATATGCTTGTATATCCTATGGCATTTCGCCCATTGGCGGATGCCTTAGGTGTTACAAATATTGGGTTTTGGGCTGAATTTAATTCGAATGGTATAATTTTCCTAGCTTTCAGGAAGTCCTGAAAGTGGAAAGCTATATCGTCGATTAATTCAACGTATTGTCTCGTCTGAGACATAGGATTCCCTTGAGTTATGGTGGAAACATCATAACTAACAGGTGCTCTTAACATTTTGTATGACGAACAAACTGTTAAAAGTCCTTGTCGGAATCGTAGGTCTCTCATAAGCATAGAAATAGGTTTCTCAATTCCCTTGATCAGGAAACTGGGAAAACCATCTCTAGTTTTGGTCCAGAAGATATTCTGGTCAAAAGTTGTTCTCTGATCCATACAACTTTGTTGTATGAACCGAAGAACTTCCTTATGATAGATAATTGTCTGTTTCACACCATGGTTACTAATCATGGTTTCAATGTGATTTAGATAATTATCACAGATTTGACAAAGAGTTTGATCTTTATAAATATTACGAAAGTTCTGTTTATAGATTTCAAGTTCTCTTTTCCTGTTCATACATTACTGTGTGATCATGAAAGGTGCGCTTTCCCAACCCGTAAGGATCGGTGCCGAGGACCCCACCAAGAGATCAACCTGGTGGATACAAGTTTAGACCCCATAGAGG